CATGGCGGATCACTCGGTCACCCTGGCATTAACACCAACGTTAGAAATCCATATCCCGCACGTTTTAGATAAGCGTTATATGATCGTTGGCTATAACGAACTTTTAAAGTTTACAAGTTTGGTCCGATCGATGATCCTTGAGGAACGCGTCACGCACCGGAACGAAACCATATTGGCCGAACATATAAACCGAGCGTGCCTCACCAAAACGGTTCAGGGTGCGGTCCTCTCCTCTCAAAAGTCACCTGGCCCGATCGAGTTGGCCCGATGTTTAGTTTGGGCGGTTGCCTATGTGTCAAAACCGCAACGCAACCAAAAACCGTTACTAGTTGTAGGCGGAAGGTAGAATCCATTTCGGATCGGGGTTCGTCGGGAGCCTCGATCCACTTGGAGTCCCTATGGCAATTTTTAAACGTGGTGAAACTCGGGCGCAAATCTCACCCGCGGCCCCTGCCCCATCGAAGGCCGCCGCCGCCGGATCCGGCTACTCGGGCAACTCCCAAGGCGTGAATATGGTCGGCCAATACTATTCGTATATTGAAGGCGAGGCCCGCAATAAGGCCATGAGTGTTCCCACCTTGGCACGCGGCCGCGACCTTATGGCCTCCGTAATTGCCTCAACAAAACTCATTATGTACCGCGAAATGTGGGACGAAAACGAACGCGAAATGGTCGAGGAGGAACTCGCTCCGCGATCCTGGCTACGCCAACCCGATCCCTCGATTCCGTACTCAACCCTTATGGCATGGACGTTGGACGATTTGTTTTTCTACGGTCGCGCATTTTGGTTCATATCGTCACGCACCCAAGACGGGTTCCCCGCCACCTTCACCCGCCTTCCCGCCGCGTCAGTAACAACCCAGGACCAATCCGGTCCCGTATGGTTCGCACCATCCAACCAAGTCTTTTTCCAAGGCGGGATGATGGACCCAAAGGATCTAGTTCAATTCATTTCACCGGTTCAAGGAATCGTTTACCAATCCACTAACGCCGTAGCCACCGCGATAAAACTTGAAGCCTCCCGCTACCGCAACGCGGAATCCTCCATCCCGTCGGGCATCCTCCGCCAAGTTGGAGGCGAACCCCTCTCCGCCCAGGAACTCGCCGATCTCTCCGCCGCGTTCAATGCCGCGCGCCGCGAAAACCAAACCGCCGCCCTAAACGAATATTTGGAATATCAAGAAACCAAGGCGTTACCCGACAATATGTTGATGGTTGAATCGGCTAATTATCAGGCGTTAGAAATGTGCCGCCTAGCGAACATTCCGCCATATTTGGCAGGTGTAAACATTGGATCGTACTCATACCAAAACGCCCGATCCGCCCGAGAGGATCTCTATATTTTCGGAGCGCGCCTCTATATGGAGTGCGTCGCCCAAACCCTTTCAATGAACAACGTCCTACCCCGTGGAACGTTCGTCCGTTTTGGAGGAAAATACCCAGGAGGAAAACGCCTAATGGAACTAAAACTTACCCAGGAACTAAAACTCGATGTTGAGGCCGCCGCCGGTGAAACACCTCGCCGCACCATTTCAGGGATCGCGGTCCCATACAACGTCCCCGCCGTAGTGTCGGACGGAACCGAGGTTATGTTCACCGCCGGATCCTTACCCACCGACGGGAAGGCTCCAAAACTTTTTATGTACCACGACTCGACGCAACCGGTCGGTTTGGTTACGGGCCGCACCGAAACATCCTTGGGGATGATGTTCACCGCGACCGTGGTTGAAACCCAGGCAGGGGACGACGCGTTGAAACTTGCCGCATCCGGTGTTTTGGATTCGGTTTCCGTTGGTGTAAACGCTAAAGATTTCTATCGAAACGACGATGGCGTTTTAGTGATAACCGCCGCCGAGTTCGTCGAGTTGTCACTTGTCCCAATTCCTGCCTTCAAGGGTGCTACGATTACCGATGTGGCCGCCTCCGAAGGCGACCCAACTCCCGACGAACAATTAAACGAATCGGAATCCGTCGAGGAGGAACCAATGTCCGAGGAAATCGAAATCAACGCGGCAGGACCGGAGGAGATCATCGCTCCGACCGTTTACGCGTCACCTAAGCGCAAGTTTGACCTCCCGACCGCCGGCGAATATCTCGCCGCGATGCATATCGGCGGGGAAACCTTCCGTAACGTTCAGGCAGTAGTGAACGATTTTGCGGTTGCGAACCGTTCCGCATTTCAGGCCGCCGCCGGTGACGTTCTCACGACAGACACCCCTGGCCTCCTGAATCAGATGGTCCTTGGCCCCGTTTTCGAGGATCTGAACTACGTCAGGCCTTGCGTGGCGGCCGTAGGTTCTCGCGCGATGCCCGACGGAGGCAACCAAAAGACATTCATCCGCCCAACGTGGACCACACACCCGAGCGTTGCGGTTCAGTCGCCTGAACTCTCCGCGGTGTCGGCAACCACACCGGTTATCGCCTCGAACGTGATCTCGAAATCGACCGTAAGCGGCCAGATTTCTCTATCGGTTCAGGATGTTGATTTCACCTCACCCGCCGCGATGGAGACCATCCTCCGCGATCTCGCCGGCCAATATCTCCTCAAGACCGACGACATCCTCGCCGATGCGATCGTTTCGGGATCATCCGCTAGCGGATCCACTTGGACCGTCACCGCGAACGATCCCTCGACATTGATTGCGGCGATCTATGACGCGGCAACCGATATCCTTACCGCAACCAATTTCCTTCCGGACCATATTTTTGTGGCGCCCTCGGTGTGGAAATCGCTTGGCAGTCAGTTGGACGCCGACGACAGACCGGTTTTTCCCTACACAGCGACCGCCGGCCTTATGGGTGTAAACGCGATGGGATCCGCAAACGTGACCGTAGCGAACACCTTCAACCCGTTCGGTTTGAACCTTGTCGCCGACCGTAACTTTGCATCCGGAACGATGATCGTTGCACGCGGAACCGCAATCGAGTTCTACGAGCAGGTTCGCGGAATCCTCTCCGTCGAGGTTCCAAGCACACTCGGCCGCACGTTCTCCTACTACGGATACGTTTCAACGTTCATCGCCGATAGCGATCAGGTTAAATCAATCACCGTAGCCTGATAACGCGGGGGGAGGTCCGCCCGTGGCCGAGAAAACAATAATTACGCACCGCATGGTTTTAGATAACTATGCGGTCGTACAACTCCTGAACGATACGGATTGCCAACCTGGGCAACAATTCACCATTTCAAGCCTGGCGGCAGGATGGAACGGATCGCATACCTCTTGGGCGCATCCCCAATATTTGTTCATTGGGACCGACGACGAAGGAGATCTCCTTTATGATTTCAACGTCCCGATCCCTAACCAAATTATGTTCAAGTACGCAACCGCCGATCTTGAACGCCAACCGGTCACCGCGGGATTTTTCCACTTTGAACCAACTTGTACTTGGATTGATGCCGACGATATTCAAGCGTGGTTAGGGTTCGCCACCGTATCCGTAGCCGATGCCGCATTCCTCGCCCAATGCGCGTCCGCAAGTAACCAATTTTGTTTCCGTCGAAGGATGGAGGCCGGCTACCAGGACGACCCCGCCGAATCCCCATCCGGTGACGTAACTTTGGGAACGATCATGTATGGCGGCGCGTTATATCGCCAACGGTCCTCAATAAATGAGTTCGCCACTTTCACAGATCAGGCAACCGCCACCCCAACGGGCCTCTCGCCGATCATTAAACAACTCTTGGGGATTCCACGCGCGGCGGCGTTCTAATGGCCTACACAGACCTATTTAACGTCACCCTAGACAACCTGGCCGCCCAATTAACGACGATCTCAGGAATGCGGGTTGTAACCGATCCAAGGAACCTCCAACCGCCATGCGTATTCATTGACGCGCCTTCTTTTGAGGCGTTTAACTACAACATCGCAAAAATGGTTTTTCCTTGCATAATCCTAGGAATCGGACCGTCCAACCTTGACGCGCTCCGACCGGCGTTGGAACTCGCCGCGAAACTCTTAAATAAAAACGTGGCGGTCACCGACGGTAATCCTTCTAATACGATGATTGGTGGCGTAGAATACCCGTCGTACTCCATAAACATTTCGATACAGGCCCAAACCGGTTAGGAGGGGAAAATGAACCTAGTTGTAGCGTCCGAAAGACTTGGCAAGGTTGGATCCTCTTTCGATGCGGCTAAGGCCGAATCTGAAGGAGTCAATATCTCGGCATTAATCGAAGGCGGTCACCTGATCCAGGAACCCGCCAAGAAAACCAAAAAGGACGATTAAGGAGCCCCAATGGCGACATCGACATATCTCGCAAACCCCGACCTGACAATTAACTCGGTTTCGCTAACCGATCAATGTTCTAGCGCGACCATTACCTTCACCGCCGAGGCTTTGGAAAGCACTAGTTTTGGAGATTCTGCCAGGAAATACACCTCGGGCCTAAACAACAATGAGGTAACCGTTACCCTTTACCAAAGTTACGCGGCCACGGAAACGGAAAGTACAATTTATGCCCTTGTCGGCACCACGACCACAATCGTAATAAAGCCTTCATCGGGTGCGGTATCCGCGACGAACCCGTCCTACACCCTCACCGGTGCATATCTCGAAACTCATACACCGATAGCCGCAACGATGGGCGAACTCTCCACGATTTCCCTCACGTTCCGCGGCGGGACCCTGGCTAAAGCCACCTCATGATCCCTCGGCGTAACGCCGAGAGTCAATTAACGCAAGCCTCCCATGGCGGAGCCTTGCCCGACGAAAGGAAAACCCCATGAAATTAACCCTTAGATACGCGACCCGTGACGGAGACCGTCGAGAGGTCTCGACGAATGTCGCCACGATCGTAAAATGGGAACGCCTGATGAGGCGTAAGGTTTCGAGCATTTCCGAAGGTATTGGCGCGGAGGATCTATGTTTTTTCGCGTACGAGGCGACGCGTCAATCGGGGATCGTGGTTCCTGCCACACTCGATCAGTTCATTGAATCGTTGGAGGATATGCCCGAGGTTGCGGAGACTGATTCGGGAAACCCTACCGATCCGGCCAAGTTGGTTACCTCCTAGCCCAAGTGCTAGTTGAAACGGGATATTGGCCGCCGATGATCGAGTTTGATTACACCGAACTAATGACAGTAGTTAAGGTGATTGAGGAGAAGGCCAATGCCGCGCGCGGTCGGTGACGTTACCCCGCTACGGGTTGAAGGCCTAAAGGAAACGTTGCGCGTCCTGGGCAAGTTTGACGTCACGTTAAGAAAACAATTCACCCGCGATTTTAAGGACGCAGTTAGCCCAACCATTGAGGCTGCCAAGGCCAACGTTCCATCCCGCGCCCCGTTATCGGGTATGAAAAACAATTGGAAGGGTTATCCCCTTTGGGACGAGGATCGCAATTATGAGAAATATATAAAACTCAAAATTGACACTCGCAAGGCCCGCGCCCGCAACATTTCTAAAGGTGTTCAATGGGAATCCGTCGGAACGATTCGAGTTGTCGCCTCCGGTCGAGGCCTGGCGGTTTTCGATATGGCGGGCCGTAGATCAGGCGGAAATGCCGAGGATGCGGGCGGCCGTTTAATCGATCGAATGAACTCACGGCGGCGTAACAATGGCAATCAAAATCCCCATTATTTCGGAGTTTTCACCTAAAGGAATTAAAGCGGCGATCGCCCAATTTAAAGCCTTGGAAGGTGGGGCCGCTAAAACCGCGTTTATTATTAAAAAGGCGTGGCTACCGGTCACCGCCGCGATCGGTTCGGCCGCTACTGCCGCATACAAGGCCGCCGATGCCGCCGCCGAGGATCAAGCCGCGCAAGTAAACCTCGCCCGCGTTCTTAAATCAACGATGAAGGCAACCGACGCGATGGTCGCCTCAATTGAGGATCAAATCTCCGTGATGCAAGTAGCGACGGGATTCTCCGACACTCAACTACGCGGAGCGTATGCGCGCCTAGCGACCGCCGGCATGAACGCCGCAACCGCACAACAGGCCTTAACAACCGCCATCGATGTTTCACGGGGAACCGGTAAAGATTTGGGCGGCATCGTGACCGGTTTAGCCAAGGCCTATAACGGAAACATTGGAACGCTTACGCGGATGGGGATCAAGTTTTCGGAGGCAACCACTAAAGGCAAAAACTTTTCAAGCGTTTTAGGGGATCTCAATCGAGCGTTTTCAGGCCAGGCGGGATCCTATGCGGAAACGTTCTCCGGCCGGATGGACATTTTGCGCCAACGATTCTCCGAAATATGGGAAACACTTGGCTACAAACTCCTACCGGTATTTGAACGCCTGGCGGAAATGGTCGGTAAGTTCCTCGACGTTATGGCCGAAAAAGGGTTTTTCGGTGCGGTTCAATCATCCCTCAAATCTTTAACGCATAACGCCGACGGAACCGTTAGCGGATTTGGGCGTTTGGTGAACGGTGCGCGACACCTGGCCAACGGTGTAACGCGCGTGGTAAACGTTGCGCGAGAGGTTACTAACGCGCTCCAAATTACCGACATTGAGGCCTACGGATTATTTAACACAATTGATTCCAAAACGATTCCCGCGGTTGAGGATCTAACTCTTGCCGCGTCGGGGTTGGCCAACAATTTCCTAATGGTCGGGAAATCAATCGAATTAACCCAAGAGTATTTAGATAACTTTATGGGACCGGTCGCGTCCCGCAACCTTGACGAGTTCAAGCAGTTCCAAATGGAGTTCGAACTCGGATTGAACGATCTCGGGAACGGGTTCGGCGGGGTAGCGAAAACTATCGATAACGCGGCAACCGCAATCGAGACACCTACGCAACGGTTCCTTAAAGCGTTAAGCGAGGTCCGCGACTCAATCACCCAAACCTTTAGAGGGATGTTCGACCTGGGCGCAAATTACGATCCCGAAAAAGGATTGAAATCGTTCCTTCAAGGTGCGGCCTCAACCGCCGCCAAAATTAAACAATACGGCAAGGACCTGATCCAACTCCAAGCCAAAGGTTTAGGCGCGGCCGCAATTCAAGGAATTATGTCGATGGATCTCCTATCCGGAGCGTCAGTCGCCCGCGAACTTTTGGATTCCCCGTTAATGAAACGCGATATACGAACCCTGAACGCCGCCTACGGAACGGTTGGGGCTACCTCTCAAATGGTCGGGAACCAATTAGCGTTCGGCCAAATGACCGGCCAAAGCATTACGCAATATATAACTATTCCGAACGCCGATCCGAACGCGGTTGTTCGCGCGTTGCGCCAATATCAAAACGCTAACGGGGCCATCCCGATTCGAGTTTCGGGGACCGCATAATGTCGGGACCCGTTTGGAGTCTGAAATACGTTGTTAGTGGGACCGAATACACAATCGGCAACATTATTTCTTGTAGTTACAGTTACGGCCGATCCTGGCCCACGGATCCATACTCGACCGCTAGCGCAACAATTGTTTGTCGCAATATAACCGCATGGCCGACACCCAACCCGACGATGGGCCGAACCGCGTTCTTGTCTATGGCCAACACCCTTAGCGGTTCCGGAGCGTTCATCGGTTTAGCCGGTGTGATCAACGATATTTCCATTGAGTACGGAATGACCGCCAACATGGATATAGCCACGATCAGTCTTGAAGGATCACTCGCCGCAATAGGACGAAACAACCTCACGAGCCAAGCGTTTTCCCAAAACGATACCGGCGCATACGCGGACGCTATTTTTTCGGCCACCGGCACAAACGGCCTCGGGTTCACGGGATTATCCACCGCGTCGGCACAAACCTATACCGGCAACGCGCTAGACCTACTAAATGAGGTGGCCTTGACGGAGGTTGGTCGCCTGGCGGAGGTTCATTTCACCAACTCGCTATTGGGAGCGTTCCCCGCAACAATGTTCCTCGCCCGAGACACCTTAGCCAAACAATATACAAACCCGTTCATTTTCACGGATGTTCCTTCCGATCCTTCAACATCGATCAGATATAGCCGCCTAGATTTCAAATCGGCCGCCGAGAACTATTACACCAAAGTAACCATCGCGCCTCAAGGCCTCGCGAGACAATCCGAAGGGGCCGGTAACCGAGTTCTTTTCCAAGATAGTCTCGATTACACCACCGCCCAGGCCGACAACCACGCGTCCTATTTGTTAGCCAATTACGGGAAACAAAAAATCACGCCATACGCGGTTACGTTCGATTACGAATCTCAACAAAGTAAAGCCATTTTCGAGCAATCATTAGCCAACTTTGTTTACTACGAGTTTATTGGATCCATTTATACGTTCCGGTTCACCGTAGGAACATTGATTGAGATTAAGTTCCGTGGGACCACTTATAAGGCCGTAGTGGAAGGGTTACAAGTATCCGCCGATCCGAGCAACACCACCGCAACGATGCTATTTAGCCCGCAAGATACAAACTCATACCTAAAATGGACTAGCCCGAGCCCGTACAATACTTGGGACGACAACAAATGGGGATTTTAAATGGCAACACCACAGGACCTACCCGCCGCCGTAACCGTTGGATCCGATGCAACCGCCGCATGGGCGAACGCAATCCGAGCATCGTTCCGCGTCCTTCAAGTAGTGACTAACACCTACTCGACCCAATGGACAAACGCCACAAACACCTATACCGACGTTGGCCCCTCGGTCGATATAACACCTCAAGCCACGAGCAATAAAATCCTGGTGATCGCCAACATAAACGGGGCCTACAAAATCACGAACAATACCTCCTTGGATTTGGAACTCCGACGAGGTACAACCACGATTTTAAGCGCGTTGAACAATTTCAACACCAACACAACCGCGACTAACACCGGTTCGGTGACGATGGTTTATTTAGATTCGCCGGCGACTACCGCGTTAAGGACCTACAAGGTACGAGGTCGATCCTCCCAAAACTTGGCGACCGTAGGCGCGCAATTCCTGAACACCTCAGATTCCACAATTACCGTTTTCGAAATCTCTGCTTAGGTATATTTATACGCGTGAAAATAATCAACCCATCGAAAGCGATGATTGCGTTGGTGGCGTTGATTTGTATCACGGTTTTACGCGCCTTCGACAAAATCGACCAAGCCTCTTTTAACGGTTTGGCCGGATTAATCACCGGATATGCGGTCGGAAATGGGATGGGCGCGGCAAAACGTCAAGATACCCGAGGCATTTTCGGCCCTAAGGAAAACGACTAATGGCCGATCTTGGTTACCCGTACAAACCTTTGAAGGTTCCGCCCGTCCTGGCGAAAATCAACGGAAAACTCCCGTCGGAGGCGTTGGCGAAATTGTCATGCGGCGGATCGGGTTGGTTCTCAACCGAGTATTGGGGTGGGTTCGTTTTCGCTTGTAATCAAATGGTGGACGATGCCCGCAAGGATGGGATCATCCTCAAGGCGGTTTCCGAAGGGTATCGGTCCTATGCCCGCCAGGAGGCGTTATTTCTTGACCGGTACGAAAACAAACCGACCGGTAGAAAACCCGAGGTAACTCGATATTGGGAAGGGGAAAAATGGTGGCTAAAGGTGGGGAAATCCCCATCCGCAACCCCTGGGTTCTCTCCCCATGGTTTCGGCCTTGCCCAAGATTTCGACGTTCACGCGCCCGAGGTTTTCGCCTGGCTACGCGCCAACGCGCCTAAATACGGGATTTACCTACAAGGACCGCCCTCCTATTTGGCAACGGGACCCAACCCCGAATACGAACCGTGGCATTGGCAACTAT